GGTTTATAATTGTTTATTATTTTCAATTGTTTAGCAAATACTTCCTTTAACTCTTCATTGGTATAACTCCCATTTATACTTTGTAAATTACAATCTTCAAGACCTTTTCTTATATTATTACATCTAACATAATGACCACTACCCACTTCACTTTGACAAAAAATATATACTTTCATCCGAAAAATGCCTCCAGATTTGCTCTCTTTTCGTGTTCCCAACCTATTGAGTTTAATATAAATCTCATAGGGTCTAGGAAAGTTTTTTCAAATTGTATTTCATAATCAATATATTTCTGTAGATTAAACTCTTTTGGTAATTGTGTTACATAACTAATCACATCAAACTTAAATGGATTTGCCTCTAACAATTTAATAAATTTAATCTTATCTCCTTCTTGTATATAAGGATACTTATTTTGTAATTGAAATTCTTTTATTTGGTGATTATAAATCAACGCACCTTTAACGTGTATTGGTGTACCTTTGATAAACACATCTTTACTACTGCCATATTTTCTCATATTATTACAAGACCTTGGAAATGATATCTGCTCAGCAGACATATTCATAAATTCTTTTTTGAAACCTGCAATGAAAATATGTAAATCTGATTCTTGTTTTGACATTATAATTTTAATTGCCTCTTTAATTTTACCACGACACACTTGTGGAGTTGAAGATTTAATTGCCTCTATACCCATAATCTTTAATTTAGGTTCAGACAATCTTACATCTTCCTCATCCAATACATTTAACATATATCTTTTTTTCGCAACCCATATACCTTTGTTCGCAATAACTTCACGTGCCATAACCATTGCGTTCTTAAATGCGTTAGTATAATCTGATAACTCTTTAAATTGTTTTGCAATAAAAGGTTCTAATTTGTTATCACATACCTTAGCAAGAAAATCACATACTTCATCATCTGACTTGCCATTACAAACTTGTTTTACTAATGGTTCTAAACATACGTAAATAGAATCTGTATCAGACGCTATAACATAATCTGTATTTTCAGTTTTTAATATCTTATTTAAATAATCATTTACTTTATTTTCAATAAATCTAATAATAAATTGTCCTGCTGTTGTAATACCACTTGCCTGTCTTACATCATAATATCTAAAATACTGATTACCAATTGCACCATAACAACTATTCAATGCAATCTTTCTTGCCCATTGTATGTTATGACACCTTGCAATTTCTTTTGCTAATTCTTTCGTTGGTTCTTTTTGATATAGTTTTTTCGCTTTCAACTCACGATTTTTATAAACAATACGGTCTTTATATATCTTCTCTACCATTTCAGGTAAGAATCCTTGACTATCTCTTTTAAACATTGCACCATTTGGTACAATACAAGCGTCTTTATCTTTTAAAAACTCTAGGGGTGTCTTCTTACTCAACATTTTATTCACAGAAACACCAGATGAATTAACACCTAATATCTTTTCGGGAGAAATATTATATTGTACAATAATATGTGGATAAAGAGAGTTGATATCAAAAGACACCACCCATTTTTGCATACCAAGTTTCGGCTCTTTTACATAAGCGCCTTCATACTTTGTATCCTTGGAATGTTCTTCCCTAGGAGGTATACAAATATTTTTTTTCATCAAATGGTTTGCGATTAATGTATCCCAAACTCTAACCTGTGAAAAAATATCGTTATAATTTACTTTAGTTTCATATGCAAACGTTAAAGATAAATCAATTAAACCTAACTTATCTTCTAATGCGTCAACAATTTCTACGTCTTGTATATTATATTCTACAAATTTTTGAAAATCTTTTGTATAAAAATCTTTAAAAGTGCCATATGGATTTTCACGTTTACCTTGACCTAATTCAACTTCACCTATAAAACCTAATCTATAACTTTCTTGTCTTGCTGGTATAAACCATTTATACAAATCAAGATAATCTAACATAGCAATACCATACAAAGTATAATATGTATTAGTTCTACCACGTATAATAATTTGTTCACTAGATATTAAGTTCCAAGGTGACATACGATTTGCAATTTTAGGACCTACAAGTAATTTTATTCTATTCATTAAATAAGGTAAGTCAAAAAATTTAGTATTCCAACCTGTAATAACATCTGGATAATTCTTTAACCAGAATTTCATAAACTCCATTATTAAATGTTTTTCATCTTTACATTGAATATAAGTTACATCTTTTCTATCTGTTTTAAATTCACCAACACCCCAAGATATAATCTGTTTATTGGATTGATTCTTAACACTAATACAAAGTAATTCTTCTATAGGATTATCTACTTCTGGAAAACCATTTTCACAACCACACTCTATATCTAATGTAAATATTTTAATTAAATCTTTTGACCATTTAACTTGTTTTGGAAATTCTTTATTGATATATTGATAATGATATCTTTCAAGTCCATAGGTAGGTGAGTTTTGAGTTGCGATATCTTTTCTAAATCTACGAGCAGCGTCAATAGATGTAAAGGTAATTGGTTTTAAATTTTGACCTTGTAAAGTTTTAAAATCTGTTTGTTGTTTTGTTAATGAATATAAAGTTGGTCCAAAATTTATTTTCTCTTTATACTCCTTGTCATTATGTACACCTCTAACAAGTAGTTTGCCTTTATATTCTATTACATTTTTATAAAAGTTCATCTGGTCTCAAATGTAGGATTAAACCATCAAGTTCTGGTGTAAGAGATATCTGACAAGATAATCTACTAACACCTGGTTTATATCCTTTTTCATATTCTAATTGTTCTTCTTCAATGGAATTAGCATCCATCTTTGGTACTTTATCTATCCATTTTTCATCTACATATACGTGGCAAGTACAACACATACAATTGCCACCACAATCTGCAGGTATTTCTGGAATATCTACAGTTGATTCAAATTTGGCTGCCTCCATTGCACTCAAACCTTCTCCAGCTTGAACACGAATTTTGGATCCGTCCCTTACAAAATATACATCTATCACTTATCTAATGTTGGCAAACCTGTTTCAGTTATTAACTGTTTTTTAGGTGCTAGAATAGATGACGTATTTGTAATATAATTCTGTTTGATTTTTTCTTTTGGTTTTGATATTGACATAACCTTATCTGCTCTAATTTCAATTGAGTCTCCATCTGAATATGGAGCATAAGGGGTCATCATTAATTGGACTGGTTTACCTGGTGCTTGTTGCGTAGGTATGATAACAAATCCTTTTATGATTGTAACTGTCTTTGATCCTTCTGTAATTTTTCCAATAACATCTTCTCCTGTTACCAATCTACAGACTAAAATTTCATCACTTGCCATTATATTTCTCCTTAACTATAATATATATCATTTCTCACGAATTGTCAATGCTGTCTGGTGGTTCATTTCGTGGTACAAAGGGTGTATATCCATCTTCCGCCGCTGTAGGATCATCTTCACCTACAATTGCTTGTACTTCTGGAACATAATGCTTTAACATATCTTCCACACTTTGATGTAAGGTCTGTTTAGACATAGCACAACCAGAACAAGCACCTGCTAATTCTAATTTTGCCACACCTAAATCCATATCAAAATCTAAATAATTTATAAACCCACCGTGTTGAGCTACAGCAGGTGCTACTTTATCTTCCAAGATAAATTTAATGTCTTTTGCTATCTCTTCCTTTGTTCTATCATATGAGATAAATTTACCAAGTTCTGGTGTATTATCTGACATTATGTAGCGCCTCTCTTTCTGTTTTTAGTTTTTTTGTAAATTTATTGCTGAATTACCTTTTTCGCCTTCAGTAATTTCAAACGTTAATTCATCACCTTCGTTTAACTCTAAACTTGCTGCTTGAGCAGCTGAAGAGTGTACAAAAACATCTTTTTCGTTGTCTTCTCTTGCTATGAAACCGTAACCTTTTGTTGGGTTAAACCATTTCACTTTTCCTTTTATACTCATCTTATCTTATTTTTCTCCTTTCTTGTCATCTAAACTATACTTTGTTGTTATTACATATTTTCTATTAGGGTTAACCATAACATTAAATCTATTCATAGTTTCCCTATCAAATAATATTTTTGATTTTTCATCTCTATCATCAAGTGTAAATTCTACATCTTTATATTCTCCACCTGCAAAATCTACATCAAGTTTAATGACATATCTTTCTTCTTCATAATCTCTTAAACCACCTACACTAATTTTTTGCTTACGCACTATATCATTTGTAAGTGTTTTACCTTCTAATGACCAAGTGATTTTACCACCGCTTGTTTTTAATTTATCAGCGTGTATAACAGACGTACCTGAATTACCTGTATCAAATTTGCCCACTATACGTCCAAATGGATGTATGTGGACAACTTCTTTATATCCACACTCACTAGGTACTTTCTTCCAAGTATCTCTATTTTCAAAATGTTGTACTATTTCTTTACTTAAATTTCTTCCTGTTGCCTCTTCAATACCTTCTGTGCCTGGAGATGAATTAACCTCAATAACAAATGGTGGGTCTTTCTTTCTATTTTTTGATGGGATAAAATCTACTGCAACCCATTGACCATCTACTGCCTTAGCAGCTTTTAAACTTTCTTCTGTTTCTAATTCTGTTAGTTCTAATGCTCTTACCTCGGCACCTCTTGATACGTTACTTCTAAAATCTCCTGGCACAACATCCCTTCGCATTGTCGCTAAAACTTTACCTTGCAATACTAAAACTCTAGCATCCCAATCTGTTTTAATATATTGTTGTAATAGTATATCAGAATCTTCATCTTGTTTATTGAGTAATTGTACAATTGAATCTAATGATTTTTCTGACTCAATGAATAAGACACCTACACCTTTTGAACCTCTTAATGTTTTTAAAATAACTGGAAACTTATCTTCTAATTGTTCAAATGCTTCCATTGAATTTTCTGGATCAGTAACTAATACTGATACAGGTTGTTTGATACCATAGTCAGCAAGTCTTAATGAAGTTCTATACTTATCAGCACATACATTAATACATTGTCTGCTATTGACTACACACACTACGTGCTTTTCTAATCTTGATATTAAGTCTAACCAACTATCTCTACGTACAACTGAACCTCTAACAATAGCAATCGTATCTCTTGCTGATACTCTAAAACCTTTTTTATCGTCCTGGTTATGGAAATATAACTCACCATCTTCTTCGGTAGATACATACCCACCAGTATTTCTATAGATATATGCCTTATGACCAAGCTTTAATGCTTGTTTCAATAAGTTTTTTGCTGTATGGAAATTTAAATCATCTTCAGGTTCATCTGATATAATGATTAATCTGTATGGTCCAGAAATTTTAGCTTCTGTTATGTAATCTTTGAACTTTGGTATCTGCATTTATTCGCCATCTGTTACTGGACTTTCTTCAGGTTTTTTCTCTTCGGTTTTCTTTTTATCGTCAACCTTTTTACCTATATTATATTTAGCAGATAAAGTCCAGTCTTTTTTCTCTTTAAATGGTAATACTTTTATCTGACTCAACGGAGCTTTACTTTCGGTCATTTCTTTTTTAACCACATCTACTAAACTCCAGTCTTGTAATAATAAAGTAATTGTATTTCTTCTTTGAATATCGTTTTCCGATAGCGTTGATTTTTTACCATCTAAAGCAAATAATTCCTTGAAATGGACTATATAGTATTTGCCTTGTTTGTGTAGAATATGACAAGATTGGTATAAAGTTTTATCTTTTCTACTTGCCACACCAATTCTAGTTAATGTTTCTCGTACTTTAAGGAAATCGTCTGGTTGTTTAATGGTCACCTCTAACATATCTCCTTGTGACCAACTAATAATTTCTTCGCTCATTTAAGCTTTCTCCCACCTTTTATAAGTTCTATTTTAATATTCTCAATTTGGTTTTTTGAAAGTATGTTAAGAGCTTCTTTTGCTTTTGAGTTACTATATCCATAATACTCTTTTACTAACGCTAAATCCTTTAACTTGGTTTGCGATAACCATTTACCTCCAAATCGCCTTTTCTTTCTTATACTATTTATGAAATAGTGAAATTGCATACGTTTTGGTAAGAAGTGTAAACCATTCATTTCATTACTATGCATTACAGTATCATAAAACATAGACATACATCTATTAATTACATATGGTGGGTATTTCTTTTCCCAAGTAATATCATTTGTATCTAATAGATTTTCCTTGGTTTCATTTATTGCTTTAAGATAATCTTTAAGTTCATACATTATTTAAACCATTGCATATACATTAAATATGGTACTAATATCGGCCAAACTATATGTTCAACAATTTCATACAGTACAGCAAGGCTTAATAATATTGCCCACCATTTTGATGTCTTTGCTTTTTCTGAAAGCTTTGTAAAAAGTTTAGTATGAAACCTTTGTATGCTTTGTAATAATGCGTTCATTATTCTCCTTTATTTAAATTTACAATTTGCCATTACTTCGGTTAAACAAGCAACCATATTAATCTCTTGGTCTGCTACAAAAGCAGCCTTGTATTGATACCCAGCAATAACTAAAACTGCTTGTGGGATAGATTGTGGTTGTAAATATTTGTATAGTATTTCATATACATTTGAAAATAATGCTGATGGTTCTTTATCTAGGTTTTGAATAACCCATTTTCTCATATCATTAAATCTTTTTTCTTTTAAAATTGCGATAAGTTGTTTAGTATCTACTTCAGATAAACTGAATAAAATACCACTATCAATTTTACCTCTTACTGAATATCTTTGTAATTCATTTATAGTTCTTCTAAAATCTGGATAATATTTTTGTATTAGTTCTGCAAGTACTTTTGGATCAAACCCTATCTTCTCTTCATTTAAAATATATTGTAATCGTTTATGAAAATCACTAAAAGATTTATTCTTATCACCATTTGCAATCGCAAAATCAATAACAGTACATCTACTATGCAATGCAGGTAATATCTTATTCTTATAATTACAAGTAAAGATAAATCTACAATTCTTATAAAATGTTTCTATGAAATTTCTTAATGCAGGTTGAACACTATCAGCGTTCATATAATCTGCCTCATCAACTATAACAACTTTATGACCTGCTGTTTCAGTTAAAGATACAGTTGACGCAAAGTTTTTAATCTTATGTCTTAACGTATCTATCTGTCTACCTTCATCTGATCCATTAATTATAGCAACAGGTGCTGAAGATGTAATTGGCAGTAAAAAATCTCGTATAGGTGGTAGACATACTATGAGAGGTATTCAAAAATCAAAGCATGCTTCAGAATATAAGT